CTGGAATTGGAACTCTTCTCTTTGGTGATAAAACAGCTCTCGGATATGCTTCCGCATTTGACAGAATTAATGTTCGTCGCTTGTTCCTCACAATTGAACAAGCACTTCAAAGAGCTGCTCAAGCACAGTTATTTGAATTGAATGATGAGATTACAAGAGCGAACTTCAAGAATATTGTTGAACCATATCTCCGCGATGTTCAAGCTAAGAGAGGTCTTTATGGATTCCTAGTTGTTTGTGATACAACAAATAACACACCGGATGTAATTGATAATAATGAATTTAGAGCGGACATCTTCTTAAAACCAGCCAAGTCAATTAACTATGTAACTCTTACTTTTGTTGCTACCAGAACTGGGGTAAGTTTTGAAGAAGTCGCTGGAACTGTTTGATCAATATTCAATAAACAATCTAAGGAGGTAACTAATCATGGCAAGACTAAAAACAATCTCACAATTCAAAAGCGCACTAAAAGGGGGTGGAGCACGTCCTAATCTATTCGAGGTTGAGCTGACAACTCTTCCTACAGGAATAAGTTGGGACGCAGATACTTTCAAATATTTGTGTAAAGCAGCTGCTATCCCAGCATCAAATATTGCAGAAATTGGTGTTCCTTTTAGAGGAAGAACTTTCAAAGTTGCTGGAGACAGAACGATTGATAACTGGACGGTTACAATTATTAATGATGAGGACTTTAAGTTAAGAAGAGCATTTGAATCTTGGACTGAGTTGGTTGCTAGATTGGATAATAATCTTGGGGCAACAAATCCAGGAGCATATATGAGTAATGCTACTGTCTATCAACTTGGAAGAGGTTCTTCTGTTAATAGTACAACAAATGCTGGTGAAGATAGTTCCATTCTTGCCGCATATCAGTTTATTGATATTTTCCCAACTAATGTTTCAAATATAGACCTTTCCTATGATAGCAGTGATACTATTGAGGAATTCACTGTAGAGTTCCAAGTTCAATCTTATGAAATAATTAGTGGAACTACTGCGGCTAAGGCATAATAAATATATAAAAGGTTTAGTAAAATAAATTATGGCAAAATTGTTTGGATTTTCTATTGAAGATGATGAACCACAATCTTCAGGTGTGGTCAGTCCTGTTCCTCCCAATAGTGAGGACTCTTCTGACCACTATCTGAGTAGTGGTTTTTTTGGTTCATACGTAGATATTGAGGGTGTATATAGAACAGAATTTGATTTAATCAAAAGATATCGGGAAATGGCGCTTCACCCAGAATGTGATAGTGCGATTGAAGATATTGTAAATGAAGCAATAGTTTCAGACTCGGATGATACGCCGGTACAAATAGAATTGTCAAATCTTAATGCAAGTGATGGTATAAAGAAAAAAATAAGAAATGAATTTAAGTATATACTATCTCTTTTAGATTTTGATAAAAAATCCCATGAAATTTATAGAAATTGGTATATTGATGGGAGAATATTCTATCATAAAATAATAGACTTAAAAAATCCACACGAAGGTATTAAAGAACTTCGATATATTGACTCACTAAAAATAAGATATATAAGACAAGAAAAGAAAAAGGAAGGAAATAAAAATAGAATTCTCGGAACAAATTCAGACGATCCGATGGATTTTATATTCCCCGAAATTGAGGAATATTTTTTATATAACCCAAAATCAAACTACCCAACAGGGAATCCTTCTTCGCTAGGAGGATCTGCTGGCATTAAAATTTCTAAAGATTCTATTACTTATTGCACTTCTGGTCTTGTAGATAGAAATAAGGGTTCAACTCTTTCATATTTACATAAAGCAATTAAATCTCTCAATCAACTTCGCATGATTGAAGATTCTCTAGTAATTTATAGACTATCTCGTGCCCCAGAACGTAGAATTTTCTATATTGATGTTGGAAATCTTCCTAAGGTAAAGGCAGAACAATATCTTAGAGATGTTATGATGCGTTATCGTAACAAACTTGTATATGATGCAAGCACTGGCGAGATTAGAGATGATAAAAAATTCATGTCAATGCTTGAAGACTTTTGGTTACCTAGAAGAGAAGGTGGAAGAGGAACTGAAATCTCAACTCTTCCAGGTGGACAAAATCTTGGAGAAATTACGGATATTGAATATTTTAAGAAAAAACTATATCGCTCATTAAATGTTCCACCATCTAGAATGGATGGTGAAGGTGGATTTAATTTAGGAAGATCCTCAGAAATATTGCGAGATGAAGTTAAGTTTAGTAAATTCGTTTCACGTCTAAGAAAAAGATTTTCTTATATGTTTCACGACATGCTCAAAACACAACTAATTCTCAAAAATATAATAACTCCAGAAGACTGGAGTGCTATGGAAGAACATATTCAATATGATTTCTTGTACGATAATCACTTTGCAGAATTAAAAGAATCAGAATTATTGAATGAGAGATTGAGTATGGTTCAGACAGCAGAACCCTACATTGGGAAGTATTTTTCTCAAGATTATGTAAGAAGAAAAATACTTCGCCAAACAGATCAAGAAATATTAGAGCAAGATGAGTTAATTGAAAAAGAGATTAAAGATGGAATAATTGCGGATCCAAATGCAATGGCAGAAATGGAAATGGGTGGTGGAGAAGTTGAGCAGGCACCACCAATGGATCTTGGTCAACCAGTTATGGAACCTGAGATAGATACTTCTTCAACAAATATTCAAACAAAACCAATAGAATTACCTAAAGGCGGAGAAATATAATAAATAAAAAAGATTACATATGAGGGTTAACAATGAATGATCTTATGGATATGATTCTCGACGATGAATCTCCTTCTCAAATTAGTGATAAAATTAAAGAATTATTATTTGCAAAGGCATCGGAAAAAGTTGATGAGTTTAGACCTGCAGTATCTGCAAAGATGTTCTCTAATGAAAATGATGAAAACGATGAGGAGTGATAAATAATAAATAGATTATTTGTCATAAAAAAATGCAAAGAACAAGAGTTATTGAAACTGAAGTTTCAATAGGAAATAGTGCAGGTGCAGCTACAAGTATTGGTAGTGCAACTTGCGTTAGACTTCATAATGATACTTCTGGAATTGTTACTGTTGGAATTTCTACTGTAGTCGGTGCCGCATCAACAATATATTTTTCTATGCCAGGATATTCTGTTGAGTTTTTAGAAAAATTCCCTTCAGATGTCGTTTGGGCATCATCATCAATCAAAGCATCAAAAGTAGGATTTACCAACTAAAAAAATGAAACTAATCACGGAAGAAATCGAATCAGTACAAGTAATTACCGAAGAGGTAAAAGGCAAAAAAATTCTTTACATACAAGGACCATTTTTGCAAGCAGAATGCATAAACAGAAATAATAGAAGATATCCTCTATCCATCATGGAGAAAGAGGTTAAGAGATATACCGAAAATTATGTAAATAAAGGAAGAGCTTTGGGGGAGTTGGGACATCCAGATGGTCCCACAGTAAATTTGGACAGAGTTTCTCACAAAATCGTTTCTCTCACTCAAGAGGGAAATACTTTTGTAGGTAAGGCACAAATTTTATCTACCCCTATGGGCAAAATTGCAGAATCTTTGCTAAAAGAAGGTGTTACTTTAGGAGTTTCTTCTAGAGGTATTGGATCATTGAGACAAACCAGAGAAGGTTTTAATGAAGTTGGTGAAGATTTTATGCTTGCAACTGCTGCAGATATTGTTGCAGACCCATCTGCACCAGATGCCTTTGTTCAAGGAATTATGGAAGGAAAGGAATGGGTTTGGGATGGTGGAGTTCTTCGTGAGAAGTTAGCAGAAAAAACAAAAAATGAAATAAATACACTTGTTAATCAAGGTATTCTTGAAGATTATAAATTATCACTTTTTAATGAATTTTTAAATTCTTTGTAATTTATTAATTTATAAATAAATATAGTTCAAAACAGTAAGGTTAATCGGAGAGTTCAAATGTCTCGTGGAGATTTACAAGAAATGGAAGTAGGCACAAAGCAATCCAAATCTGCCGTCAATGCAAACGCAAAGCCAGCAGATCCTATGCAGCGTTTAACTACAGGTATTCCTGACGGTCAGAGTGGAAGTTGGGAAGATTTGGGTGGTCCAGATCCAGAAAATTATCGTCCCGATGACGATTCTGCAAAGCTTAAGACTCCAGGAGAAACTCTTAAGCAAGTTAAAGATGTTGTTAATAAGGGAGCTAAACCTGCAGATTCAATGAAGGGTCTCCACAAAGAAGAAGAAGAAGTTGAAACTGATAACTTTATCGAAGAAGAAAATTTAGAAGTTAACGAATCAGAAATGGAATTAGAAGAAGTTCAAGAATCTTCAGAAGAAGAAACTGTTGCCGAACTTTCTGAAGAAGATAATGAAGAAGATAATGAAGAAGGTGATGAAGAAGTTGTTGAAGAGCAGTATGATATTGAAGAAGATGTTAATGCTCTTCTAGAAGGAGAAGAGTTATCTGAAGAATTCCAAGAGAAGGCACGTATTATTTTTGAGAGTGCATTAAATTCTAAAGTATCTCAGATTAAAGAAGATTTGGAAGAAAAATACTCCCAAGCTTTAATCGAAGAAGTTCAAGAGATAAAAATTCATCTTTCCGAAAGAGTTGATGCATATCTAGAATATGTATCAAGTGAGTGGTTCACTGAGAACAAACTAGTTTTGGAAAATGGTCTTAAGACCGAAATGACAGAATCATTCCTAACAGGAATGAGAAGTCTTTTTGAAGAACATTATGTTTCAATCCCTGAAGATAAATACGATGTACTTGAGAGTATGGTAGAAAAACTTGATGAAATGGAGACAAAACTCAACGAGCAAATTGAGAAGAATGTTTCCCTAAACAAGCGTCTCGCAGAGTCGGTTGCTGAAGGAATCTTTGAACAAGTTTCTGATGGTCTTGCAGACACTCAGAAAGACAAGCTCGCTTCACTTGCCGAAAGTGTTGAGTTTGAAAGTGAAGAAGAATATCGTGAAAAACTGGAGACTTTAAAGGAATCATATTTTCCTTCAAGAGTAGTTTCTCCATCTGCTAAAACTGAAACTTTGTCCGAAGGATTAGAACCAAGTTCTGAAGTTATTTCAGGACCCATGTCATCTTATCTAAGGGCACTTTCATCATTTAGCAAATAATTGAATTTAATATAATTCAAACACCCAAACACATTTAGTAAAAGGTAAAAGCAATGTTTCACTCAGAAAGATTGCAGGAAAAGTGGGCACCTCTCCTCAACTATGAGGGTCTTGATCCAATCAAAGATTCGCACAGAAGAGCAGTAACCGCTGTCCTGCTAGAAAATCAGGAAAGATTCTTAAGAGAATCTTCAGCATTTGATCAAGGTGGTATTACTACCTTGATGGAAGCTCCAACTAATGCAGTTGGTGCTGATGGTTATACTGGATCACATACCGGACAAACTGCTGCTGGTTTTGATCCTGTACTAATTTCATTAATTAGACGTTCAATGCCCAACTTGGTCGCATATGACCTTGCTGGCGTTCAACCAATGAATGGTCCTACCGGACTAATCTTTGCAATGCGCTCACGCTATACTAATCAGTCTGGCGCTGAAGCACTCTTTGATGAAGCAGATACAGACTTCTCTGGAGCAACTGCAGGATTTACTGCAACCGGCATCGGCAGCACTGCACATGAAGGTTCTAATCCATCGGTTCTTAATGCAGATCCTGTTGGTAAGTATGAAACTGGTGCAGGAATGCGCACTCAAGACGCTGAGGCTCTTGGAGATGGTGGCGGTCTAGAGTTTAATGAAATGGCTTTCTCCATCGAGAAAGTTGCTGTAACTGCCAGAAGCCGTGCTTTGAAGGCAGAATACAGTCTCGAACTTGCACAAGACCTTAAGGCAATTCATGGTCTGAATGCAGAAGCTGAGTTGGCAAATATTTTGTCAACTGAGATTCTTGCAGAAATTAACCGCGAAGTTATCAGAACAATCTATAAGACTGCCGAAGCAGGTGCTCAGCAAAACGTTGCCAATCAAGGTATTTTTGACCTTGATATCGACTCAAATGGTCGTTGGTCTGTTGAGAAGTTCAAGGGTCTTCTTTTCCAAATCGAGCGCGATGCTAACGCAATTGCACAGCGCACTCGTAGAGGAAAGGGCAACATCATTCTGTGCTCTGCTGACGTTGCTTCAGCACTGACCATGGCAGGTGTTCTCGACTATACTCCAGCACTCAACGCTAACCTTAACGTTGATGACACTGGCAACACCTTCGCAGGTGTTCTCCAAGGTAAGTATCGTGTTTATATCGATCCTTATGCTGCTAATGTAGTTCAAGGTGGATCAACTGGCAACCAGTACTATGTTGTTGGTTATAAGGGTTCTTCACCTTATGATGCAGGTCTGTTCTATTGCCCATACGTTCCTCTCCAAATGGTTCGTGCCGTTGGTGAGAACAGTTTCCAACCTAAGATTGGATTTAAGACTCGTTATGGTATCGTTCACAACCCATTTGCACAATCTGGTGCTGCATCTGGTGGAGTTACCGATAACGGTCTCCAACTCAACGCAAACCGTTACTACAGACGTGTTGCTGTTAAGAACTTAATGTGATCTAATCACACAAAGTTTAATCAGAGGGTCTTAGGACCCTCTTTTTTTATCTAAATAATTAAAAAAATGGCAACATCAAATATTTTTGATAAACAAATACAAAATAGAAATTTTCTTTCTCCAACTGGATTTGAGTTTATACTAAACAGAAGTCCTAAAGTTGCATTTTTTAGCAACTCTGCCAATATTCCTGGATTAAATTTGGGAGTGGCAATTCAACCTTCATATTTAAAAGATATAGATACTCCCGGCGATAAAATTCAATTTGAAGATTTTACATTAAGATTTATTGTCGATGAAGATTTAACAAATTATATGGAAATCCACAATTGGATTAGTGGTTTAGGATATCCCGAAAGTTTGAGTGAGATATACGATTTGCAAAAGGAAAAAAGTTATTCAAATATATTTGATAATAATAAGATGAATATCTATTCCGATGGAACGTTGATTGTTCTAGGAAGTTCATTTAATCCAAATTTTAAAATAAAGTTTAGTGATCTTTGGCCATACAGTTTAACTACACTAAATTTTGATGCAACTGATACAGATATTCAATACTTTACAGCTGAAGTAACATTCAAGTATACTATTTACAATATAACAGATTTAAATGATAATCCTTTATGACAATTGATTTAGACAAAATTCAAAGTATGTGGGAAAAAGATTCTAAAATAGATCCGGACAATTTACATACAGAATCTTTAAATATACCAATCCTTCACGCAAAATATTTTGAATTTTATAATACTATTTTTCTCCTGAGAAAAAAAGCAGAACAACAAAAAAGAAATATTAGACACGAAAGATATGAGTACTATTCTGGAAAAGCAGATCCCGATGTTTATATAAAGAATCCATTTCACAAAAAAATCAGGGATAAAGATACTATGCAAAAATATTTGGATGCGGATGAAAAACTTTCTACGATTTGTTTAAAAATAGATTATTATGACACAATGCTAGTTTATATTGAAAGCATCCTTAAGATGATACAAAATAGAACATATCAAATTAAAAACTCAATTGAATTTATGAGATTTAATGCTGGACTAGGGTAAATAAATACCTATAGATGCATGGATTTATGTGACTAATACTACAGCAAATCTTATTATTTCAAAATCCAATGAAGTATTTTTAAAGGTTGCAACAGAACCTCATATTGAATATGAGTTGAGAGACCACTTCAAGTTTGAGGTTCCCAATGCCAAATTTATGCCACAGTACCGTGGAAGAAACTGGAACGGAGAGATTCATTTATATGATATAAGATCCAAGCAAATCTATGTTGGTTTGCTTGATAAGATTGTATCCTTCTGTAAACAATATGGATACACTTATAAGTTTGAAGATAATAAATTCTATGGAACACCTTTTGAACTGAATGAGCAAATCTCATATGAAGGTGTTAAAGATTACATGCATTCCATTTGTGCACATACTCCCAGGAAATACCAGATTGAGGGAGTATATGGTGCACTAAAGCATAATAGAAAACTATTGATAAGCCCGACTGCCAGTGGCAAATCACTGATGATTTATTCCCTTGTAAGATATTATGTGGATAAAGGCGAAAAAATTCTTTTAGTTGTTCCAACGACATCTCTGGTAGAGCAGATGTACAAGGATTTCCTTGATTATGGTTGGGATGCTGATTCATATTGTCACCGTATCTATTCTGGTAGAGAAAAAACAAATGAATATCCAGTAACAATTACAACTTGGCAATCAATATATAAACTGGAGCGTTCATTCTTCGAAGATTATGGATGCATTATAGGCGATGAGGCACATTTATTCAAGAGCAAATCATTAGTTCAAATAATGACTAAACTTCATCATGCTAAGTATCGTTTTGGTTTTACAGGAACTCTTGATGGAACACAAACTCACAAGTGGGTTCTCGAAGGGTTGTTTGGACCGTCATATAAAGTCACAAAGACTGATGAATTAATGAGACAAGGACACCTTTCACAATTAGATATTCAATGTATTGTTCTTAAGCACAATCCGCAAAAATTTGAGACATATGAGGATGAGATACAATATTTAATCTCACATGAGAGAAGAAATAATTTTATCAAAAATCTTTCACTTAGTCTAAAAGGAAACACTCTTGTACTTTTTAGTAGAGTAGAGGCACATGGTGCAATACTTTATGAAAAGATAAATAATAGTAAGCGAGATGAACGTAAAGTATTCTTTATTCATGGTGGCGTAGATACAGAAGAAAGAGAACAGGTAAGGGAAATTACTGAAAGAGAGAACAATGCAATAATTGTTGCTTCTTATGGAACTTTTTCTACAGGTATTAATATTAAAAACCTCCATAACGTTATCTTTGCTTCACCCAGTAAATCAAGAATACGAAATTTACAATCAATTGGAAGAGTACTTAGAAAAGGAAAAAATAAAACTAAAGCAGTCCTCTACGACATTTCTGATGATTGTACATTTAAATCAAGAAAGAACTATACTTTAAATCATTTAATCGAAAGAATTAAAACCTATAATGAAGAAAATTTTAATTATGAAATAATCACAATACAACTTAAGGACTGATGATCGAAGAAGATTTTTATGCGACAGTAAAACTTAAAACAGGTGAAGAGATCTTTTGTAAAGTAGCTGCATCAGAAGAGGAAGATAGAACTATGTTAATAGTTTCTAATCCAATAATAGTTTCTGAAATAAAAAGTAGAAATGGAATAGTTGGATATAAGGTAGAGCCTTGGTTAAAGACTACGAGAGAAGATATGTTTATTCTTGATCTTGAAGATGTATTAACAATGTCAGAATCTTCAGATATAGAAATGATAATAATGTATCAAAATTATGTACGTCAATCTACAAAAGAAGGTAATCATTCCAAAATCAATCGCAGAATGGGATATCTTGCTAATGTTAATGACGCTAAAGAAATACTAGAGAATCTTTATAAAAATAGTTAAAGTTAATCTTATCAACCTCCACAAAGGTAATTGTACAAGGTTTTTGACACCTTGTCAACTATTTGTAAAAATGGTATAATCTATACATAATAATGATAAAAACTTATGATAACCACAGCAGTTATGACCAAGAGAAAGAGGTCAGAGCATTACGTCAACAATAAAGAGTTTCTTGCTGCTCTAATTAAATATCGTGAAGATAGAGAAATCGCAGAGATTCAAGGAAAGCCAAAACCTCCTATTCCTCGCTACATTGGAGAGTGTTTCCTGAAGATTGCTAATCACCTTTCCTTTAAACCAAACTTTGTGAACTATATGTTTAAGGAGGATATGATATCTGATGGAATTGAAAATTGCGTTCAGTATATTCATAATTTCAATCCAGAGAAATCTCAAAATCCTTTTGCATACTTCACTCAAATTATTCATTATGCCTTTCTTCGTCGTATTCAAAGAGAAAAACGTCAGTTAGAAATTAAAAACAAAATCCTTGAGCGTTCTGGATACTCTGAAGTATTTGTTGATGACAACACTATTGACGGCGAGAACTATTCTGATTACAACTCAATTAAAGATGGTGTGCATAGTAAGTTGAGATATTAAACTATAATAAAAAGTTAGAGGATTGCTTTGTGATACCTGTAATAGTTGATTGTGGCACTTTTATGATAGTATTGACTTGCTATAAGGTGCTATGCTATAATTGAAACAACACTCTGAGTGATATGAAAGTCGCAATTATTACAGATACTCATTATGGTGCCAGAAAGAACTCAAAGTTGTTTCATGATTATTTTCTAAAGTTTTATAATGATATATTTTTTCCAACGCTCGAAGAGTATGGAATTAGTAAAGTTGTACATTTAGGAGATGCTTTTGATAGTCGTAAGGGTATTGATTTTTCTGCTTTATCTTGGGCAAAAAATAATATTTTTGATCGACTTCGGGAAATGTGCATTGATGTTCATTTAATCACTGGTAATCACGATTGTTATTATAAAAACACTAACGAAGTAAATGCAGTTGATTTGCTATTGCGCGAATATGATAATGTAACTGTATATTCTGAACCAACTGAAGTAATGTTGGGTCAACTGCCTGTACTTTTTATACCTTGGATTAATCAAGAAAATGAAACAAAAACTTTTAAACTTATTGAAAAGACAACTTGCTCGTGCGCGATGGGGCACCTTGAACTCCAAGGATTTAGAGTTAATAAACAAATCGTCATGGAGCACGGTTTGGAGAGCAAATTATTTGGTAAGTTCAGTAGGGTCTACTCGGGACACTATCACACTCGATCGGATAATGGGACAGTCTTCTATCTAGGAAATCCTTATGAGATGTTCTGGACTGATGTAGGCGATACTCGGGGATTTCATATTTTTGATACTGAGACAGTAACTCACGAACCGTTTAATAATCCTTTCAGATTGTTTTATAATATTTACTATGAGGATACAAATTATCAAACTTTTAATACTAATGAGTATGAGAATAAAATTGTAAAGATTATTGTTCGCAAAAAAACTGATACTAAAAAGTTTGAAAAGTTTGTTGATAAATTATATGCTTCGGGTGTTGCTGAATTAAAAATTGTAGAAAATTTTGCAATCCAAGAATCGGAAAATTTTGAAGTATTTGAATCAGAAGATACTCTTTCAATCTTGAATAGATATATTGAGGAGGCAGAAATAAATCTTGATAAATCTATTGTGCAAAAAGTAATCCAAGAAATTTATCAGGAAGCGTGTGAAATGGTCTAATATGTTTATTCTGACAATTAATGGTAGAGAAACCGAAGGTGCATATTCTGTGAGGAATGATGAAGGTGAGCAGATCCTTTATCTATTTGAAGAAGAAGATGATGCTGTTCGTTATGCTATGATGTTGGAAGAAACCGGATATCCTGAAATGCATGTTATAGAAATTGAAAATGATGTAATGATTAAAACTTGCGAGTTGCATGATTACATGTATACTATTATTACCCCAAATGATATTGTGATTCCTCCTGATACCGAACATGATTTTATTTAAAAATATAAAATGGCGCAACTTCTTAAGTACTGGCAATCAATATACAGAAGTTGACTTTACAAAGAACAAAACAAATTTAATCATCGGAACAAATGGTGCAGGTAAATCCACTGTTCTTGATGCTCTTACATTTTCTTTGTTTGGAAAACCATTTCGTAAAATTAATAAACCACAACTTATAAATTCTGTAAATGAAAAAGATTGTAAGGTTGAAGTTGAGTTTTCTATTGGAAATATTGAATGGAAAGTTATTAGAGGAATAAAACCTACTATTTTTGAAATCTGGAGAAATGGAACATCTCTAGATCAATCGTCAGCCGCTTTGGACCAGCAAAAGTGGTTGGAACAGAATGTTCTTAAAATGAACTATAAGTCTTTTACTCAAATTGTTATTTTGGGTTCTAGCACTTTTGTTCCCTTTATGCAACTTTCTGCTGCTAATCGTAGAGAAGTGATTGAAGATTTGCTTGATATTAAAATCTTTTCTTCGATGAATACTCTCATCAAAGAGAGAATTCGTTCTATGAAGGAAGATATTAAAGTTCTAGAACTTAAAAAAGAATCTCTCTTGGATAAAGTCAAGATGCAAGAAGAGTTTATTGAAGAACTTGAAAATCGTGGCAATGCCAATATAAATGCCAACAAAGAAAAGATTACCAATCTCGATAGTGAAGTTGGCGCTTATATGGTCGATAATGCTGTAGTAGAAGAAGGTTTATATACCTTACAAAAAGAACTTGAAGATTATGTGGGAGCTACGGATAAACTTCGCAAGTTAGGGAACCTTAAAGGAAAAATCTCCCAAAAGGTATCTACTATTACCAAAGAACATAAGTTTTTTAAAGAGAATACGGTATGCCCTACATGTACACAGTCTATTGATGAGGAGTTTAGAATAAATAGAATTACAGACGCTCAAAATAAAGCAAAGGAGTTGCAATCTGGTTATAAAGAACTAGAGGAGGCAATTAAAGAGGAAGAGGAGCGAGAGCGTCAATTCAATACTCTGTCTAAGGAGATTTCAAAACTAACGAATGGCATTTCTCAAAACAATATTAAGATTTCTGGATGCCAAAAGCAAATCCGAAGTCTGGAATCGGAAATTCAAAGAATTACCGAACAACTTGCAAATCGAAATTCTGAACATGAGAAGTTAGAATCCTTCAAAGACAATTTAAAAACTACATACAACGAACTCGCTTCTAAAAAAGACACAATCAACTATTACGATTTTTCGTATAGTTTACTTAAAGACGGTGGAGTAAAAACCAAAATCATTAAGAAGTATTTGCCACTCATCAATCAGCAAGTTAATCGTTACTTGCAAATGATGGACTTTTATATTAACTTTACTCTTGATGAGGAATTTAACGAAACCGTCCAGTCTCCAATTCACGAAGATTTCTCATATGCCTCTTTTAGTGAGGGTGAGAAACAACGTATTGATCTAGCACTTCTTTTCACTTGGAGAGAAGTTGCAAGAATGAAAAATTCAGTCAATACAAACCTTATGATACTTGATGAGATTTTTGATAGTTCACTTGACGGGTATGGTACAGAAGAGTTTCTCAAAATCATTCGTTATGTGATTAAGGATGCTAATATCTTTGTTATCTCACATAAGACTGGTCTAGAGGACAGATTTGAAAGCGTCATAAAGTTTGAGAAAGTCAAAGGTTTTTCACGTATGGTGGCCTGAACCATCAAAGAACAATGCAAGTCCCAAACTGGAAGCATCATTCCAAGAAAGAACAGAAACGAAAACTTAAACCGCAAGCATTGCGCCAGGCGAAAGCACGACTAGCCCAATTCAAAAAGAGTCACATGGGTCGTCCGAAGGGCGACCTTTCGTTGTATTATGGCCACATACGAAACGAAATCAATGTCTGTTCGCCACGAAATCAAATCTCAACTTGCCAAACTGCTTGCCACTGAAGATTTGGTGGTGGAGCACAAGAAGGTCTCTACTGCTTGCTTCAATGTTCACACTCGTGTGCTGACTCTTCCTTTGTGGGAGAAAGCAAGTGGACTTGTGTATGACCTTCTGGTTGGCCATGAAGTTGGCCATGCATTGTTTTCTCCCGATGAAGACTGGAGTGAGAAAGTAAAAGTTCCTCATCAGTTTGTGAATGTGGTAGAGGATGCTCGCATTGAGAAACTGATGAAGCGCAAGTATGCTGGACTTGCTAAGACTTTCTATAATGGTTATAAAGAATTGAATGAAGATGACTTCTTCCAGATCAAAGAAGAAGATATCTCTACCTTTAATCTTGCTGATCGCGCAAATCTACTCTTCAAAATTGGAAACTATGCTTATATTCCTATCGAAGATGGTGAAGAAAAGGAAATCATTGATCTGATTGCTGCATCCGAAACTTTTTCTGATGTTTTGATTGCTGCAGAAGAACTCTATAAGTATTGTAAGAAAGAAAAGGAACAGGAACAAAAGGTTGCTGACTTTGATTCTCACGAAATGAAGGGAGGTTCTCAATCTTCTGCTAACGAAACTGTAGAGAGTAATGAGTCCTCTTCTGAAGAAGAAGGTGAGAGTAATAACTCTCAACCTGAAGATGGTGATGGATCATATGGTGGAACTGCTCAAGGAGATCAAACTCCAGCGAAATCTGGAGATGAAAGTGAAAGTGAACCTGAAGTTCGTACTGCTGATTCTCTGGAAGAAAAGATTCGTGATCTTGTTGGAAACGATCAGTATGAAAACATTTATGTCGAAGTTCCTCAATTGAATCTTGATACTGTTATTGCAAAGAACTCGGAAGTTCATAAAGATATTGATAATTCATTTGCTCATCAACAAAAAATTCATAATGGTTGGGCACAAGAAAAAAACATTACTCCAGCAAATCTTTATAAAGAATCTGACACTGAGTTCAAAAAGTTCAAGTCTTCTGCTCAGAAAGAAGTCAACTATTTAGTGAAAGAGTTTGAATGTCGTAAAGCAGCAGATCAGTATGCTCGTGCATCAACTGCTCGTACTGGAGTTCTTGATACATCTCGTCTTCATACCTATAAGTATAATGAAGACTTGTTTAAGAAAGTCTCTGTACTTCCCGATGGCAAGAATCATGGTTTGGTGTTTGTACTTGACTGGAGTGGTTCTATGGGAGATGTGATGCTTGATACTTGCAAGCAACTCTTCAATCTCGTTTGGTTCTGTAAAAAAGTTTCCATTCCTTTTGAAGTGTATGCTTTCACTAATGAATGGCGTCGTGGAGAATATGATTATGAAAACGACAAGTATCTTGCTGCTGATCGGACTCCTCACTATCAGAAGAAAGAAAGTTTGCTGGTTGTAGATGAAACTTTTTCTATGATGAATATTCTCACAAGTAAAGTTTCTGGTAAGGAACTGGAGCATCAACTACTTAACATCTGGCGTCTTGCTTATTGTTTTGGTAGGACTTATAGTTCTCCTTATACGTACTCCAACCGTATGTCTCTTTCAGGAACTCCACTGAATGAAGCACTGATTGCTCTGCATCAGATTCTTCCTAAGTTCCAAAAAGACAATAAACTTCAGAAAGTTCAGTGTATTGTTCTTACTGATGGTGAAGCAAATCAACTTGTTTACCACAAAGAAGTTCGTCGTTCTTACTCAAAAGAACCTGTTCTTGGTACTGGTTATACTTATCCCGGTTCTACATTTCTCCGTGATCGCAAACTTGGAACAACTTACAATCTGGGTTATGGGTATCATGCATTTACGGATACTCTTCTGAAGAATTTAAAGGATAAGTTTTCTTCTATGAACTTTATTGGTATTCGTGTTCTTGAGAACCGTAACGCAAGTCGTTTTATTCAACTTTATCATTCGCAACTTGATAAGCAGTATGAAAAAATTCAAAGTGACTGGAAAAAAATGAAAAGTTTTACTATCACCAACTCTGGATATGATGCATACTTTGGATTGTCTGCGACTGCACTTGCTCAAGATACTGAGTTTGAGGTTGCTGAAGATGCTACTAAGTCTCAAATCAAATCCGCGTTTGTCAAGTCACTAAAGACTAAGAAACTAAATAAAAAAGTATTAGGAGAATTTATCTCTTTGGTAGCATGAAAACATTCCAAGAGTTCATGGTCATAGCAGAAGGTATGACCATGAAAGACTTTAAAGCAAATCGTAGAAAACTCAAGCGTAGAGAAGCCTCTGCCGATGCCAAGAAGAGAGGTCATGTGGGTAAGGAATGGTATAACA